TTACATTTCGTCAGACTGGTCAAACACAAGACAAAACAAGCCTTACTATGTTCCTGCCTTTAACGCTAATGACAGGACTTCTGCTAACCAAATAATGTATTCAGGTCTTTACAGTCCTAATATGAACTCGTATTACATTGCTGATTACGTCTCTTGCAATAATTGGAGTCTTATAGACTCTAGGGTCTCAGAGTATCACCTTAATAATATATCAAACGGATTTGCAGGTTCTTTTATGATTAGTTTTGCAAACGGAATTCCAACGCAGGAAGAGAGAATGCAGATAGAACAAAGTCTTACTGATAAATTCTGTTCAGAAACAAACGCAGGAAAATTTGTACTAACATTCTCAGACGATAAGACAAGAACCCCTGAGATAACCCCTATTAGTACAAGTGATTTGGATAAGAGCTATTTGGCACTCCAAGAGCTTCTCACTTCAAACATACTTTCTGGACACCGCGTGACATCAAAAACTCTTATGGGTATTGACTCGGCTAATGGTTTTTCAAGCAATACAGACGAAATTATAAATGCCGCAAATTTTTATCTTAATACTGTAATTAAACCATTCCAAGACCAAATAGTAAAACAGCTAAGAAAAATATTCCAGATTAACAACATGGATATGCCTGTTGATTTTGTACAGCTTAAACCTATAACAGTACAATTTGACTCTAAGACTATTAGAGAAGTTATGACAACAGATGAGATACGTGAGGAGTTAGGATTAGAGCCTTTAGGTGAAGAAGATACTGTTGAGCAAGACGTTAAACTAGCTAAAGTTGGAAGCATGGTTACTGATGGGGTTGAATTACCTTTATATGAAACAAAAGAAGAAGCTGAAAAAGAAGCTAAAAGAATTGGATGTGAGGGTAGTCACACCCATACGCAAGATGGAAAGGAATATTTTATGCCATGTAAAAATCATGACGAAATAAAAAGTCTTGACTTATCACACAAACAAAAATTTGAAGCATTTTTAGAAAGCATGGAAGATGTGCCAAATGATTGGGAATTAATAGAAGAAGAAGTAGTAGATGGTGAGCATCAGGACTTTAATTTTGAACAAGTTTTAAATCAAGCTGCAAATGAAAAGTTAGAGCTAGCAAGTACAGGAACAGCAAGACCAAACGCTAGAAGTAGTCAGGATGGTACAAATAGGTCAGATAATGACTTTTACAAAGTTCGTTATGTTTATGCAGAAGATAATTTTTTAAAAAACAAAACTGGTCAAGAAAGACCTTTTTGTGTTAAAATGATGGAGGCTAACAAAATATATAGGAAAGAAGATATATTACAAATGTCAGACATGGTTGTTAATGACTATTACTACTCAGATAGACAAAACAGAAATATTGGTTGGGGTGCTAATGGTGATTTAAAATACTCAATATGGTTAGCAGATGCACAACAAAATTGCGGATGTAAATCATTGAAAAACAACAAGTTAGAACTTTACAAAGGTGGTGGTAACTGCCATCATTTTTGGTTAAGACAGATATATAAAACATCTTTAAGGGGTGCTAAGAGTAAAATAAACTCTAGCCAATTAATATCTTATACTAAAGCAAAAAGTGAAGGCTTTACAGCAGAAAAAAATGATAATTTAGTGGCTAGACCACCTAAAAGAATGAAAAATAACGGGTTTCTAGAACCAAGATAATAAACTGATAATCAACAACTTATGGCATACGTACTATTTATATCAGAACAAAAATTAAAAGATTTAAGCGCAATAAACCTTAATTGTGATCCAGACCTGTTACGTCCTTATATATTGCAGAGTCAGAAACTATATATTGAGACAGCTCTTGGAACTGAATTAAATAATAAGATTAAAACTTTAATTACTAATGGCACAATAGGTGATGTGGCAAATGCTGCTTATAAGACTTTGTTAGAGGATTATATTTCTTTTGTTCTTGTAAACTATTCTTTTTGGCACGCTGTTCCATTTTTACGTTTTAAAATAGAGAATGGAAATATATATTCCAAAACCTCAGAAAGTGGAACAGCTCTTTCAACCGAAGAAGCGCAACATTTAAGAGAAGAAATTTCCAATACAGCCCAATATTACAGAGAGAGATTAATTTCTTATATACGCAATAATGTTGGCAGCTTTGCAGAATACAATCAAAATGAGGGCGCAGACGTAAAGCCATCAACTGCTAATTATTATGCAGGAATGAACCTTGAAAGACCTGAAGGTCAGGGAGCTAAACTTACAATAAGAGACTTTATTCCAATACAAAATCAATGAGAAAGCATTATAAACCAAAATTAATAAACATAACGAAGCTAAAATCCTACTTGGATAAAAAGCCTAATACAAAAAACAATGACCGACCTAAGAGACACAATACAAGTAGGAGTAGCTAACGGATCAGCAATTGGTTTTAGCATTACTGATTGCAACGAATACCTAACGCTAATTTCACTTATCCTAGCGATAAGTTTCACTATTTATAAATTCATAAAATTTAAGAAATGAGAAAACTAATATGCAATCTTATATATAAATTGACAGGGCAAACGTATTGTCTAAAGTGGTGTGGTGATTGTGAATTTAAAGGATGCAAATGAAGAAGACTAAGCTAAATAGCACAAACCCAAAGTATAACAAAAACAAAGATAATGTGGTTAAAATGCGTCAAGAATTTGTTAAAGAAGTTAAAGGCTGCAAAATCTATAAAACCTACTATCTCTAATCTTGTTGAACCAAACAGCAACACTTTGAATTTAAAATACTTTACTCTTTCTGAGTTTGACAGTCCAGACCAACCAGGCTCTGGTTCAAATATGGATCATAAATTTTTAGAAAAATTAGACTATGCTAGAGGAAATGCTGGTATACCTTTTAAGATAAATTCTGGTTATAGAACAAAAGAATGGAATTTGAAAATAGGTGGGCGAGTAGGCTCTAGTCATCAATATGGGGTTGCATGTGATATTCATTGTAATGGTAGTAGACCTAGAGCATTGATAATCACAGCATTACTAGAGGTAGGTATTACAAGAATAGGTATAGGTAAGACTTTTATACATTGTGATGTTGATAATAAAAAAGACCAAGATGTTTTTTGGCTTTACAAATAAGTAACTTTACTAAATTAATTTAATAATCAAAAACAAATAATTATGAAGAATTGGATTTTAATTCAAACACTTAAAAGAGCATTGGCAAGTCGTAAATTTTTATATACTGCTGTTGGTGTAATTGTTCAGCTTTTAAGCGACAATTGGGGTATAAACCCTGAGACATCTCAAAACATCTTATATGGAGTTATAGCGCTTGTATTAGGGCAAGGATGGGCAGATGCTTCAAAGAGATAATAGATACAGACTAAAACCGCATGAAATTGTGGCATTAGAAAAAATGAGGGAAACCGAGACTAGAAATATTCTAGTTATCGGTGACCTTCATGAACCGTTTTGTTTAGACGGTTATTTAGAGTTCTGTTTAGAGCAATACGAAACCTTTAACTGTAATCAGGTAATAATGATAGGAGATTTACTTGACTCACACGCTTGGAGCTACCATGAGCAAGATCCAAATGGCATGTCGGCTGGAGCTGAACTTTCACTTGCAGTTAAAAAAATACAAAAATGGTATAAAGCATTTCCTTTTGCAGATGTGTGTGTGGGCAATCATGACCGCTTAGCATCTAGGAAGGCTATGACAGGAGGCATTCCTTCAGAATGGATAAGGTCTTACAACGAAGTTCTAGGAACTCCAAATTGGAATTGGGTTGAATCAATAGTATATGATGATGTTCTTTACGAACATGGAGAGGGAGGTCAGGCTCAAGCAAAAGCAAAAAACAATTTAATGTCAAGCGTTTGTGGTCATACACATACTGAGGCTTATTGCAAATGGTTTGTAGGTAAACGATTTAAAGTATTTGGAATGCAGGTTGGCTGCGGTGTTGATGCTGATACATATGCGGCTGCTTATGCTAAAAATTTTAAGCGTCAAGCCATAGGCTGCTCTGTCGTGTTAAACAATGGAACGCTACCAATTAATCTTTTAATGGACTTATAATGAAAAAAGACCTAAACTGGCAGGTTTACACACTTTATTCCCTACTAATCTTACTTATTTTACTATTAAGTTTATAAAAATCTTATCTAGTAAAATCCTTCTTAACACTTAAATTGTTAATAACTTTGTAAGTAATTGTGTTAATAATCAATATTTCTTTTTACTTTTGTACCATATTAATCAATAAAAAAAAGAAAAACGAAACTAACAAACAAAGAAACAGGTATTACATTTACTTTAACACCTAAAGAAGCAGCAGACTTTTTTTACATGAAAGATAATAGGGGTCAATTTATTAACTGGCGAGAAGAGTATATTATACATAATTATGATAATGAAATAAGTCACTTTAAATTTTGTTTAATAATTACATCACTTATTGCACTAGGTTACGCTTCTTTTTATTTATTCTTACAATTTAACTACTAATTATGAAACTAGAATGCGATACGTGTTATTTTTACCCTAGCGGTTTATATACAACATCAAGAAGAAAAGATAGTCATTTAAAGTGTAATGATAATGATATTAAAGAATATAGTCAATCTATTAGAATATTTGGAACTAGAAAGCAATTAGATAAAGCTTTAGATGATTATTGCGATATATCAGGACTTAATCTTAATGAAATTTATGACTTTGAAGATAAAGATAAATTAAAAGAATATGCTCAG